AAGCATCTCAGAAAGTTCTGCTCCTGTCTGTATGGGCCATCTTGAGCTTAATGGCTTTGAAGCTCATCCTGGTCATGTGATGGATGCTGGTATGGAGGTATCTCCATTTAATAAATTTAAAAAGGTATTTTCAGGACACTATCATCAGAAGTCTAATACTGATAACATATACTATCTTGGTAATCCTTATCAGTTATATTGGAATGACTATGGTACTAAGAGAGGGTTCCATGTATTTGATACAGAAACTCTCAAGACAACATTTTATAGAAACCCCTTTGACACTTTCCATAAGTTGTACTATAATGATGGGGTTGCTTTACCAGACGAAAATGACCTCAAGGGAACCTTTGTCAAACTCATTGTAGAAGACAAGGGTGACTATGCTAAATTTGATTATGCAGTTAAACAACTTCAGGATATAGGTCTTGCAGATCTTAAGATTATTGAAGATCTCAGTGTAGAACTGGAGAGTGGTAGTTCGGTATTGGAAACCGAAGACACTATGACTCTATTAGACAACTACATAGATGAGATAGATCTAAAGGTAAGTAAGCCTAACATCAAGAAAGTTATGCGATCTCTGTACACGGAAGCATCTGAACTGTAATGTTTATTCTAATCGACAAATCAGGCGGTGGTGTCTATGCTGTTAACAATGCTAATGACAAGAAGAATGTCAATTGCTTTGAACAGAAAGATGATGCTGTTAGATATATGAATCTTTTAGAAGCAGCAGATCATAAGAAACAGATGGATCTAATGGAGATTGATACTGAAGCAATTGCAATTAATTGTGAGAAATTTGGTTATGAGTATTCTATTGTTAGCAAAGATGATCTAATTGTCCCTCCTTTATGATTGTATTTGAATCGATTCGGTGGAAAAATTTTCTTTCCACTGGTGATCAGTGGACTGAAATAGGATTGAATGATTCTATGTCCACTTTAATTATAGGAGATAACGGTGCAGGGAAGTCCACTATGTTGGATGCCCTGTGCTTTGCTTTGTTTAATAAACCATTTCGTAAGATTAAAAAGTCTCAACTTGTTAATAGTATTAATGAGAAAGGACTTAAGGTTGAAGTATGTTTTAGTATAGCGAAAGATGATTACAGAGTTTTCAGAGGTATTAAACCCAATACGTTTGAGGTTTACAAAAATAACAAGATGGTTGACCAAGAGGCTGCCACAAAGGACACCCAAAAGTATCTCGAACAGTCAGTCCTCAAACTTAATTTTAAGTCCTTTACACAAGTTGTCATCCTCGGATCATCCACTTTTGTCCCATTCATGCAACTTGGAGCAAGTGTCAGGAGAGAAGTTATCGAAGATCTATTGGATATCCAGATCTTCTCAAACATGAATCTACTGCTCAAGGATAGAATGAGAGCAGTACATAGTAGAGTAAAAGAGTGTGAGGTATTATTAAATTTATCACAAGAAAAAGTAAGTGGTCAGAAGAAACTTATTGCTTCTTTAAAGGAAGTTAATGAGACAAGACAGAAAGAAAAGCAAGATAAGTATGATGAGAATAAATCCATCATAGATAAGAATACTAAATCTTTAGAAATGCTTAAGGTTGATACAGAAGCATTGGAAGAACATACAGAAATTCTTAATAATCTTAGAGATGAACAGGCAGACACAAGAGCAGAACTTAAGAAAGTTACTAAAGAGTTTAAGTTTTTGGAAGCAAATGATGAATGTCCTACTTGTACTCAGGTAATTGGTGAAGACTTTAAGACTAGTCGTATGGCTGTGTTGCAGGATAAAGGTGTAAATCTAACAAAGATACAAACACAGACAAAGAAATCCATTGATGATATTGTAGATATAATTGATAAATTAGATAGTGTTACCAGAGAAGTACAAGAACTTTCTGGTGAAGTAATTCGTTTGGAAAAAGAAAATGTTAATATTCAAAAGTCATTAACTAAGTTGGAGAGTACTCCTAACATTGATAAGGAGAAGAAAATTTTAGATGAATTATTATCTGACTTAGATAAGACACAACATGATTGTGGACAAGTAAGACAGACTTTAGATGAGTATGTTGTTGTCTCTAATCTATTAAAAGACTCTGGCATCAAGTCACAAATAATTAAGAAATACATTCCAATCTTTAATAACTTGATTAATAAGTACTTACATAGTATGGATACCTTTTTTAATTTTACACTCGACGAAGAATTTAATGAGGTTATCAAGAGTAGGTTTAGAGATGAGTTTAGTTACTCTTCATTTTCTGAAGGGGAGAAGCAGAAGATTGATTTAGCACTTCTGTTTACATGGAGAGAAGTGGCACGTATGAAGAACTCTGCTGCTACTAATCTTCTTATACTAGATGAAGTATTTGATAGTTCTCTTGATGCTGGTGCAACTAATGAATTGATTAGCATACTAAGAAGTCTTGGTAAGGGAACTAATCTATATGTTATTTCTCATAAGGGTGATTTACTTCACACCAAATTTATGAGAACAATAAAGTTTGAAAAGATTAATGATTTCAGTAAAATGTCGGATGATTCTTAAAGCATGGAAGGTATGGAAATATGCATTAGGAAGTTTTAATGATGAAACCACAAAAAAATACGACAATTCAATTGTTATCGTACGTAGTGTTATTTTTATTAGTTACCTTGTCACTAATGTTTTTATTGTTAGCGGGGTCATTAGACACTGGGACAGTTCAAAAACTGTCCACTGCTCTGCACAGCTAGTATCAGATGTGTTATGATGTATACATCAGAGGAAAACTATGCCAGTAACCAAAGAAGTCAAAGGAAATCTCGCCAAACTATTGGCAACGGAAAACCTTACTGTAGAACATCGTAAGGTAAGTACAGCATCATTTGATGTAAATAATCGTGTTTTGATTCTACCTATATGGGAAGCATCAGAAACAGTATATGACCTCTTGGTTGGACATGAAGTTGGACATGCTCTATATACCCCTAACGTACCTGTACATGCCCCTAAAGCGTTTGTAAACGTCATAGAGGATGCAAGAATCGAACGTCTTATGAAGCAGACCTATCCTGGTCTTCGTAAGACATTTTTTAATGGGTATCGTGAACTCTGGCATCAAGATTTCTTTGGAGTTTCTGAAGAAGATCCTAATAACCTATCTTTAATTGACCGTATCAATCTATACTTTAAAGGATGTCATGATATTGAGTTCACTGCTGAAGAGCAGATATATGTTAATCGTGTAGAGA